ATGGCTAATAAAAAAGCCCCGAAATATCCCCGCGTTTGGATCACGGCCGAGCGGCATCAGCAGCTCGCGGCCGAAGCCAAAAAGCAAGGGAAGACTATCGGCGAGGTCGCCGAGGAAAGTTTTAAAAAAACTTTCAAGAAGTGATCTTTGAGAGCTTGCGATTAGCGTCGCGGGCTCGACTAAGATCATTAAACATTAAACAGGGAGAAAAAAATGGCTAAAAATAAAAAATCTCCAAAAAAGAAGGAAGGCATCCTGGACAAGATCACGCCGCCGGATAATACCATCAAGGCGTCTTTTTCCATCGCCTCGCTCGCCATGAGCAAGGAGCTAAGGTGGAAGCTTGATCTTAACATCCAGAAACGGCTCCCGAAAACTTATCGGGAATACCGGATGACCCTCTGCTTCGACGAAGATCCTTTCAATCGGCGGATCGCTGACGTCGAGAAAAAAATCAAGGAGATTGAAGCCGATCAAAATTTATTCCGGAATACGAAAGTCATGCGGGAGGAAATTGAGGAGCAAAAGGACCGCATCACGGAAATCCGGAAGGAGATGGACCAGAAAAAGGCGGAATGCCCGAAGATCGAATTTCTGGCCGAAGTCGACGAGCTGAAACATCGCGACGCCGGCACATGGGTCCGGCTGCGGATCCCGGACGTGGTCATTCCGGATCTGAACGATCGAAAGCATTGGTTCAGTTATTATCGCGCCGAACTCAAGCCGACAGAGACGATCGAGCTCGATCGTGGGGAGGAGGATTAATGGCGAAAGAACTCCCCGAAAAATTAACTCTCCGGGAAAAAATCGTTTTGATCTTAGTGGTATTTTTGATCCAAATGATCAAGCCCTGGGAGTACGATCATCAATTTACAAAGTTTTGGGATGAACTCAAAGCTCTCATGAAAGGCGAATAATGGCAAGACAACATCAAGAGCCGGAGAATGAGCTCAAAAAAACCATTCTCGAAGACACGGAGGCCCTGGCCGAAGCTATCGAAAAGCTCGAGTCCGCGGCGGAAGCCTTCAACGGATCCCGCATGAAGCGAAAAGCGATCCTTATTTTGCTCTCGCATTATACAAAGGTCCCGCAGAGCACTATCGACGCCGTCCTGGACGGCCTAGCTAACATAAAAAAAGCATATCTCAAATGAAACTCAATTTTCCGAAAACATATATCGCCTGGGACTTGGAAACCTCCGGGCTCGATCCGGAGCGAAATAAGATTCTCGAGATCGGCGCCATGCTGGTCAAAGACGGGGAGATCGCGCTGCGGAAGTCCTGGATCCTGGACAACGGCATCGAGATCCCGGAGGAGATCACGCAGCTCACCGGCATCACGAACGAGATTATCAAAGCAGAAGGCCGCAATCCGGCCGACTGTCTCAAAGAGTTCCTCGAAATGCTCGGGCCTGGCTTTATGCCGAATCTGACGCATAACGGGATCCGGTTCGATATCCCCTTCCTCTGCGAACAGATTAAGCAGATATTATCAGTCCCCGGCTTTCCCTACATCGATACGCAGCGGATCCAGGAAAAGCTATACCGCACGGCCATCGATACGGCCGTAATCATGAAAGCCAAAAAGCTCGACCTCGATCGCGACTGGAATGAAAGCTTCTTCGATTTTGCAAACCGGGTCATGGAGATCCGTGCGTACGGCGTAAAGTATAACGTCGGAGTCTGCTGCGAAGATCTTGGCATCGATCGGACCGGCATCACGCAGCATCGGGCGCTCGGAGATGTAGAGCTGACCAATCAGATCTATAAGAAATTAACGCAGCCGGCGCCGGTAGTGGTCGCCTAAGTTCCGAAATTATGATCGACCAAAACAAAAAACCAAACGCAATCGAAGCCATGCAAACGCTCGAGGAGCAGATCCGGGCGGTCCGCCGGCATCTGACGAACTGGATCGATGCGGAATGGCGAGAGTACAAAGACAAGAAAGGACGCGCGATCGATTTTAAAAATTATCTGCGCGCCCAGGTCCGGAAGGGGATGCACAATGAAAATTTTTAAGCTCACGATCCCCGGGGATTGTCCGACGAAGAAAAACAGCGGTCGCATGATCAAACGTGGCCGAGCCATCTTCCGGATCCCGAACGCCTATCATGAAGCCTGGCACGACGAGAATATGCTGCGGTTGCGGCAGCCGGTTAAACCTTTCGGCATTGTTCAGGAGGTCTCAATGACCATCTACCCGAAGACCGCCAGAAAATCGGACCTTACGAACAAAGCCGAATCGATCATGGACCTCCTTGTCGATCTCGGCTATCTCGAGGATGACAACTGGACCATCGTGCCGGCCGTGAGCCTCAAGTTCGGAGGCATCGATAAATTAAAGCCTCGCGTCGAGGTGGAGATAAAAATATGATTATAAAAACAATTTTCGAAAAGCTCCCTCCGGAGGATCTCGGAAAGCTTACGCCGGATGAGATATTTAACCGGCCGCCGCGCCTGATCTTACAAGCCGAGAAGTGGACAGAATGGATCCATTTGAAAGTCTCCGGGGATCTCGAGCGCCGCGGGTGGTGGCATCACGTCGGCCCGGTCCGCTTCTGGTTTTCTCAATGGGGATATGACGCGCAAAAAGACGTCTTCGATTATTGGGCCACGCCGCTCATCCCCTTCATCATTATCTATTCGATCATTCATTCGATCTGGTGGACAGTTGCGCGTTACTGCTACGATGCCGGCTGGCTCAAGCAGATCGATCCGGCCGTCAAGGTCTCCTGGTTTTGGCCGCAATACTTTTTCCGGGCGCAGCCGAAGCAGAAGCCGCTCGACATCGAGCAACTCTCGAAGGATCTCGGCATTCCGATCCGGAGGAAAGATGAGCAAGATTGATTTTTGCACAATGTTCGGCGGCGAAGGAGCCGAAGGCTACAACGCCATGATGACTTCGCTGCAAGAATGCGCGAAGGACGACGGCCGATCGATCTATGACTTTTTAGAACATACGCCGAAGACGTCTCTCGTCGTCGAACTGGTCGACAAGCTGCGGGAGCTCGGATTCGACATCGTGAGGAAACCATGATCAGAGAGTACAAGGAGCGGCGCCTGTATTATTTCAACTGCTCCGAATGCGGGGCGCCGGCCCGGACCACGCTCAAGCGGTCCCGGGCAAAAAAATCGATCTGCCGGTCATGCCGGCGCAAGAAGGTCGATCCGAATCAAAGAGCATTATTCTAAAAAATAAAAAGATGGACTTAGTTTATATTCTCGGCTCCGGCTCGAGGTGGCAAAACAACGAAATCAGATTCTCGCTGCGCTCCGTGGAAGCGTACCTCAAACACGGCGCCGGCAGGATCTTCATCGTCGGCTCAAAGCCTGACTGGATGCAGAACGTGATCCACATCGAAGCCCTCGACGGCTACGACAACAAGCTCAAGAACGCCGTCCACAAACTCCGGGAAGCGTGCTTCGACTCCCGGCTCTCGGACGAGTTTATTTTGATGAATGACGACTTCTTTTTCCTAAAGCCGGCCGATCACATTCCGCTCTACACGCTCGGCTCGATCAATGAGATGATCGTGAATCACTCGACGAAAGGCGGCTACTACTACGAAGCCATGCACACGACCCGGACCGTTTTGCAGGAAGCCGGCATCACGGACCCGATCAGCTACGAGGTACATTTCCCGATGGTCCTGAAAAAAGATCTTTTCCTCAAGATGACCGATTCGATCAAATGGGAGGAGACCGGGTATCTATTCCGCAGCATCTACGGCAACGTCTACAACTTAGGCGGCAAGCGCCGGCGCGACTGCAAGGCGTACAGCTTCAACGACTTCAAGATCCTCTCGACAAAATCCGAGCTGCTCTCGACGAGCGATCACGTCGCGCTCTGCCCGCAGTTCCAGGAATGGATGCGAAAAAAATATCCTAAGCCCTCACAATACGAAAATGATCATCAATAACATCCCGAAACTTTTGAGCATCTCGATCATGGCCCATCCCTCCCGCGCCCGCTTCTTCCCTTATCTGCTCAAGCGCCTCGGCTACGACACGCCGATCTCCATCGATGAGAAATCCGAGGGCGTCTGGCCGAACTGCCGGCGGGCCTGGCAGATGCACGACAAAAATTCGCTCTATCACTTAGTCGTCCAGGACGACGCCATCGTCTGCGAAAATTTCCGGGAGCGGGCCGAAGCTGCCATCCAGGACATGATCAAAAGAGGCTTCTCCGGCCACGCGCTGAATTTTTACTTCGGCGGCCGCAAGAGTAACCAGGAGGAAGGCAAGCGCGGACTCGAGAGGGGATTTCTGACAAAGCATTCACCGTCCTGGGGAGTCGCCATCTGCCTCGAGACGAGGTGGATCGACGAGATGCTCGAGTATACCAAACGCTTCGACACCTGGCGCGACGATGAACGGATCGCCGGCTTCCTGGCTCACAAGCAGATCCGCTCCTACTTCCCGATGCCGTCCCTGATCGATCACCGCGGCGGGGCCGAAACTCCCTCGCTCGTCGGCGATCCCGGAGACAAGCGCTTCGCCTTCGCATTTATCGATAACCTGAAAAAATCATGATCCCGAAAATCATTCATCAGATCTGGATCGGCCCGAAAGATCCGCCGCTCGAGTACATGGACACCTGGCGCCGGCTGCATCCCTCCTGGAATTATCAGCTCTGGAATAACGAACGAGTTTTCTCCCGGTCCTGGCGCAATCAGCGGCTCGTCAATTACTACCGGCAGAATCAGACCTGGCACGGCGTCGCGGACGTCATCAGGTACGAAATACTTTTTGAGATCGGAGGCTTCATGCCCGGCGCGGACAGCGAATGCCTCCTCCCGGTCGACGATCTCTTTGAAAAACAATTCGACGCTTTTGCCGTGTACGAAAACGAAACCGTCCGGCCCGGGCTCATTACGCCGCTCTACGCGTGCAAGCCTGGCGCGGAGTTCGCCAAAGCGCTGATCTACGGCCTGGGCGCGATTCCGCTGCCGCCTGGTATTCCCTGGAAGACCACGGGCAACCTGTTCATGCAAAAGATCTTCGAGGAGCATCCCTGGCCAACGGTCAAGATCTTTCCGAGCCACTACTTCAACCCGGTCCATCACACCGGGCTCGAGTATAAAGGCCCGGGCAAGATCTACGCCCGGCAGCATTGGATGACGACTAAAGCAAAAAAAGGAATATAATAAATTTATGGGAAGAAGCAAACATCTTAAATATCTCCGGAAGGAAGCACGGTTGCAAATCGCCGGAGCATTGGAAAAACAAATCGAGAGAAATATGGTCGAACTCGATAAATTATTAAAGCCGCGTCCGAAGTGGCTTCCGAAAAGGATCTGGAAGGCAATCGGCGCGATATATTTTAAAGTTCCGCTGCCATGATACAAACACCCACTCAACAAGAAAACGCCTCACAGCAGCCCATTTTTGAAGGCTTAAAGGGCCTTATAATCGGCAAAGACGAGCAAAACGCGCATCCGGCGCAGATCAAGCTCTACAACGAGATGAAGCGCCTGGTCATGCAGATCGCCGAGCAGACGGCCGCGCAAGCCTTCAACCTCGGCATCGAAACTCGAAACAAACAGATCGCCAAAATTCTGACGGATCACCTCTGCGCCGCGCACGAATGCCCGGTCAAAGAAGTGATCTATTTCCGCGGCACGCCGGAGCTCCTGGCGATCATGAATAACGACTATGCCAACGAAGAAAAAAAAGAAATCCAAACCGAGCCAAAATAAAACGGACGAATCCGGAAAAGAAGGGGCCGGCTCTCGCGGTCCTTACCGGAAGGAGGAGTTCGAACGATACGCGCTATTCATGGCGCTCCCGAAGATCGAGCGGAAAGAGTTTTTCGGATTTTCTACCGATCAGGAGTTCGCGAAAAAATACGAGCTCAACAAAGACACCCTGACCGATTGGAAATTAAAGCCCGAACTTTGGGACGCCCGCGACAAGTACCTCACGCATTTCAAGAAGCACACGGCCGAGATCTTAGGCAAGCTCGCCGCTCGCGCTGCGAAGACCGGGGAGGCATTTCATTCTCTGACCTTCATGAAATTGGTCGAAGGCTATTCCGAAAAGACCGGCCTCGACATTACCTCGAAGGGCAAGAAGATCGACGGCTTCAAAGTAATCATCCACGGCGCAAATGCTTCTCGAACTCAACGCGACAACTCTATACCAGAAAAATCGTGAGGCCACGGCCCGCATCATCGCCAACGAGGGCGGGACCCGCAGCTCGAAGACCGTCTCCCTGGCGCAGCTCTTTTTGACGCTACTCTTTGAGAGCCAGGGCGCCAAGCTCGAAGTCGTCCGCGAAACCATGCCGGCGCTCAAGGCTTCCGCGATGGAAGACTTCTTCGATCAAATGTACGCTCTGGATCTCTACGATGAGAGCCATCACAACAAGACCGATCACATCTATCGCCAGGGCCGCAACTCGATCGGCTTCTTCTCGGTCGACGATCAACAGAAGGTCCGCGGCCGGAAACGTGATTACCTCTGGATCAACGAAGCCAACGAGCTCACGTTCCAGGAGTTCAATCAGCTCGCCTTCCGCACTTCGAAGCAGATCTTCCTCGACTTCAACCCGGTCGATGAGGATCATTGGCTCTTTGAGAAGGTCCTGACCCGCAAGGACTGTCTGCACATACAATCGAGCTATCTGGACAATCCCTTCCTCCCGCCGGAGATCATCGCGGAAATCGAGATGCTGAAAGAGACCGATCCGCATTATTGGCAAGTCTTCGGCCTCGGCAAACGGGCGCAGCGCGGGACGAAGATCTATCAGCATTACACGCTCGTCGATGCGCTGCCGGAAAATCCGGACGAGCTGATCTATGGCATCGACTTCGGCTTCAACAATCCGAGCACGATCACGAAGATCGGCTGCAAGGATCTCTCCTTCACCTGGGACGAGCTGCTCTATAAGACCCATCTGACGAACTCCGATCTCATTGAGGAAATGAAGAAGCTGCGGGACGCCGGCGAGATCACGGAATCGATGCAAGGCTACGCCGACGCAGCGGAGCCGGCCAGGATCCAGGAGATCAACGACGCCGGCTTCAACGTCAAGCCGGCCGACAAGTCAGTCGTCCCGGGCATCGACTTCGTGAAAGGGCATCCGCTCGCCATCACGAAGCGCTCGATCAACATCCTGGAAGAAATAAAAAAATATCTCTGGAAAACTAACAAGAACGGCAAGATCCTCGACGAGCCGGTCAAGCTCAACGATCACTCAATGGATGGCGGCCGCTATGCCGAATACACCCATTTCAAGGATCTCAAAGCCGGAAAACCAAACATCCGCATCCTATGATCATCATGTGCCAACATTGCAGCGGGCCGATCCTGAAAGACGTCGAGATCTCGGCTCCCGGAGACTTCGCCTTTCGCGCGAAAACAAAATGCCCGCATTGCAAGCGGCCAGTCGAAATCGAATTGCGCTCGGCCGTGGTTCATGAAATTTATATCGATAAGATCCGGCTCGAGCAGGAGCAGCCGGCCATCCGACAATTATGAAACTGACCGAACTCTCTCCGCGATGGGCGTCGTCAAACGGCGTCCGGGACCATGTGAATTTCCTCTGCCCGATCTGCCGGCAGCACATGATCGCCGTGCCGTTCGCCGGCCCGCCGCCGCTCTGGACCATCTCCGGAGACAACTTTGAAAACTTAACGCTCGCGCCGAGCATCCTCCATCGAACGCACTACGCCGACGGCATGAATCAGCCGCCGCGCTTCTGCGAGTCGCACTTTTGGATCCGCAGCGGCGAGATTATAATCTGCTAAAATACATCTATGACCTTTTTATCGAAAGAAGAAAAACTGAAAGCGCAGCCGAGGATCCTCGAGCTGGCCGGAGCGTACATGAAGGACCGGGACCGCAAACACCTCGAAGCGATCCAGGCCATCGTCGACGAAGCCGGCGACGCCTTTGTCATGGTCGTCGGCCAAAAAGACGGCATCCCCTATTCCGTAACCTTCAATCCGAAGGAGGTCGCGCCGATCGTGCCGGACGACGTAAAGCCGGCAGGAGATTCCCTTTCTTGAAAAATGTGCTATAATTGGCTTGAACAATAAATCGGCTCAAGGGCCATCTGTCAGGATTCACGGATCCGCAGATGGCATTTTTATTAAAAAACAAAATATGCGAATAAAATTTCTCGAGAGAATCAAGGGAGCGCTCAAGGGGTTCGCGATGAATCCCCGGCAATTTTTTTATAACATGACATCCTTCGCCTCGCACTTGAGGCGGAAGTCCGTCGAGTCCGATCCGGCCGGCAACTATGCCGGATGGGTTTATGCGTCTCTCTCGAAAAGAGCGAAGCGCGTCGCGGCGATGAAGTTCCATCTGCTCGAGATGGCAGCCAACGGCGACATCGACGAGATCGATGACCATGAGCTGCTCTCGCTGCTCTACCGGGCCAATCCGACACAATCGTCCTATCAATTTCTCTACACCCTGGAAATCATGCTCGGCATTTGGGGATCCGCTCCCGTCTACAAGGAGCGCGCCGGCAAGAAGATCGTCAACCTTTGGCCGCTGCGTCCGGATATGCTGACCATGATCCCGGACCTGAACGGGATGCCGTCATCGTACGAGTACCGCGTCGGCGGCAAGACGCAATCCTTCCCCGCTGCGGACGTGGTCGTGATCAACGAGCCGAATCCGCTGAACTTCTTGCTCGGCTACTCGCCGCTGCAAGCTGCCGGCCTCGAAATCGATGCGGACATGGCCGCCGCCGTCTGGAATAAGTCGCTGCTCGAGAATTGGGCGGAGCCTGGCGTCGTCTTAACGACCGAACAGAAGCTCGACGATAAAGAGTTCGAGCGGCTGCAAAAAACCTGGAATGCCCGCAACGCCGGCCCGGGCAACGCCGGCAGGACCGCGCTGCTCGAGAAGGGCCTCAAGCCGGAGAAGATGGGCCGCTCGCCGCAGGAGATGGACATGGTCGAGAATCGGAAATTCCATCGCTCGGCCATCACCTCGATCCTGGGCGTGCCGATTTCTCTGATGGCGCCGGAAGATTCCAATCTCGCCAACACGGAAGCCGCCGAGAGGATCTTCTGCAAAGACACGATCGAGCCGCAGATGACGCTCATTATTTCCACGCTTAACGAGTTCATGGTCCCGGAGTTCGGAGATAATCTGTATCTGGATTTCGATTCCCCGGTCCCGGAAGACGTCAATCAAAAGATCACCCTGGCGACGGCCGGCGCTGCCGCGGCCTTCATGACCAAAAACGAGCAGCGCGAGATCTTCAACCTGCCGCCGCTCAAGGGCGGGGATTCGATCTTCGTGCCGCTCGGCCTCATCCCGCAAGTCGGCGACGAGGTAGATCTCGAAGCGCTGAAATCCGCCGCGGCCAATCCGGTCGCGTACAAAGAGCTCCCGGTCAAAGCCGGCGAGCGCGTGAATAAGAAGCACGCCGAGATCCGCAGATACCTCAAGGCCCGGACCTATCTGCGCCGCAAGCTGCTCGAGGGCATCCAGAAACGCTCCTACGAGATGATCACGGACCTCCTGAAAGCTCACGACCACGGCAAGGTCAAGGTCAAGATCAAGGGCGCGAAGGCTGTATCAAAAAAAGCGGAAGGGGACGATGATGACGGATCCGATCTCGATCCCCGCTTGAAAGCCGAACGGATCGAATTTCTGAAAAAGCTGCCGAAGGCCGAACGGACATTCCGGACCAGGATCAAGTCTTACTTCGCCTCGCAGCGCGACGAGGTCCTGAAAAATCTGGAAGACGAAGGGCTGCCGAAAGCTCAAGCCGGCAGACTGGCGACGAAGGCCAACGTCGGCAAGTGGATCAATAAAATTCTCTTTGACAAAAAAAAGCAGGACGATCTTCTGCTCAACATCGCCGGCGAAATGTATAAGGACAACATCCGGACCGGCGCCGAAGCGGTGGCCGGCTTGCTCGGCCTCGATCCTTCCGAGATCTTAGGCTCGCCATTCGTCATCGACTTCATCCAGGACCGCTCCTTCCTCATGCTCGCGGTCAACGAGACGACCACGGCCGATCTGAAAGCGACACTCGAAGAAGGAGTCGCGCTCGGCGAAAACGGCGGCCAGATCCGGGACCGCATTTCCAAAGTCTACGACGCCGCCCAGGGCTTCCGTGCTGAAACGATAGCCAGAACGGAAACCACGTCCGCGCAAAACTTTGGCCGCCTGGCGGAAATGGAGAATCAGAAGGTCTCGAAAAAAGTCTGGATCGCGACGCTCTCCAAAACCCGCGACGCGCACATCGAAGCCAACGGCCAGGTCGTGCCGGTCAATGAATCGTTCAGCGTCGGAGGCGAGTCTCTCGAGTACCCGGGAGATCCGAGCGGGTCGCCGGAAAACGTCATCAACTGTCAATGCTCCGTCTCGCCGACGCTCGGCTGATCCGGCAGCATTTGTCAGATCTTAAATCTTGCGCTATTATTAAAACAAATAAGCATCGAGCTCAAGGGCTCACGAAAATCATTCTCAAGGGAATGGCTATCGTGAGCCTTTTTATTAAGAAAACAATATGGACAAAATCAAAGCAAAAATCATCACCCGGGAGATTGAAGGCCAAAAAGTCGAGCTGCATCAGTTAGGCTTCAAGGCTGATCTGAAAGTTGTGTCCGAAGATGACGATAAGTGGATCGTCGAGGGCTACGCCTCCGTCTTCGGCAATGTTGATTCCTATCAGGAAGTCGTAGACAAGGGCGCCTTCGATGCCTGGATCAAGGAACACTTCCCGCGCTATCCGAAATTTATCTGGGCTCATGACTGGTCCAAGCCACTCGGACCGACGCTCGAAGTCCATGAAGACGAGATCGGCTTATTCTGCCGCGGCGAACTTTTGAAGGACGTCGAACAGGCCCGCGAAGCGTACGCCCTGATCAAGTCCGGCGCCATGACTGACCTCTCCTTCGGCTTCTCCGTGAAAGAAGATTCCTTCGACTACGAGGCCGGCGTCCGCCACTTGAAGCAGATCGCGATCTACGAATGGAGCCCGGTCTTAGTCGGCGCCAATCCGAAGGCCACGATCACCGGCGTCAAAGATGATCCCGCCAATCCTTCCAATACTGACACGGCTCCGGCCGCCGAGCCCGCTGCGCCCGCAGCAGAGCCCGCCGCCGCAGCCGATCCGAATCCCGTTTCAACTGATCCGCAGAATCCCGCTCCCGCTGACTCCGGGGATGGGAAAACCGCACAGCCGGCCGAAGTGAAGGCCGGGAGAGTCCTGTCTGCGAAGAACATCTCCATCGTGGAAGCTGCGATGGAAGCGATGCAGACTGCTATCGATGCACTCGAAGCCTTACTTGAGGCAGCAGAGGAATCCGGGTCCGCAAGCCTGGATAATACTTCGGTCGATCAGCGTGGATCGGATCCCGGCACGATGCGAGTCGTGAAGGCGATTCTGAAAGACGCTCGGAAGGCGGACAAGGTGGCCGAATCGGTCATCATCCGCGCGAAATCAATCCTAAATCAAGGAGAATAAACATGAATAAAATCATGCTACAACTCGAAGACGGCAAGGAAGTCGATTTGATGGAAGTCATTTCGAAAGCCTCCGTCGAACAGCTTGAAAAAGCTGGCTTCCCGATGGAAGGTGGCAAGGTCAATTTCTCTCAACTGCCTGGCGCGGTGAAAACCGAAGCCCAGGAAAAGAGCGAGAAGATGGCCGTCGCTGCCAATTTCATCAAGTCAATGGTCCTCCCTGAAAAGATGCACGCAAAATATGGCGTGAAGGCAATCACCACGGACTCCGGTTCGTTCGGCGCTGCCGTCCCGACAGAATTGGCCTCTGCCATCTTAGAGAAGAAGGCAAAGTTTTCAGTCCTTCGCTCCCGGGCCTTTGCGTTCGAATTGTCTGGCAAGTTCGATCTTCCGACGGAAGACGACGGCATCACCGGCTACTGGGTCGGCGAATCAGACACCTCTGACGCTAACCTGGTTACGGAGTCTGCTCCTACTTTGGGGCATACTGCCCTCGATGATCATTACCTGGCTGCTCTCGTCAAGGTTTCCTGGAAGTTGCTCAATACCTCCGACTTCAATATCGTGAATTTCGTCGCCTCTCTCGCCGGTCGCAAACTGGCCGAGACCGAAGAAACCGCGTTCATTGGCGGATCTGGTACTGGTCAACCGAAAGGCATTCGCTCCGAGACCTTGCAGTCAGTCGGACAAGCCGGCGCCTCCCTGGACTATCAGGATTTGGTCAACTTGTACTTCTTGCTTCCCGCGCAGTATCGCGCGAACGCGGTCTTCATAACCTCGTCTATGGGAGCTAAGGCCATCACCGGCTTGAAGGACTCGACCGATCGCCCGATCTTCCAGCCTGGACAGCCGCTCGACGAGATCTTCCGCAAGCCTCTCCTGGAATCCGCTGACATTCCCGAAAACCTCGGCAATGGTCAGGACACAACCGAAGTCTACTTCGGCGATCCGTATTACTACTGGATCAAGGACGGCCAGAGCTTGCAGATGGCAACTCAAGACGTCATCGAGAGATTGCAGACGAAGATCCTGGTCTATCAGGCCGTCGACGGTAAGCTGACCTTACCGGAGGCGTTCGTGAAGTTGACCGGCGTCAAAGTCGAAGTCGCTTCCTAAGCGTAACTTTTGCGATCAATCACTCGGATCTCGAGCACTTGCGTCTCGAGATCCGCAGATCGATCACAATTCAAAAAATTTTATGGAATACATTGTCGTCAGATTCATCGCTCATTATGGGGTCTACCAAAAGGGAGAGATCGCCAAATTCCCGCGCGAGCGCGGCCATCGTTTGATCGATGCCGGCTACGCGGTCGAACAGGACTCTCACTTTTCCGATGACGGCGCCAGGCTCAAGCACATCGCGGAGCCGCCGGCGACGAAGCACATCCCCGGACCGGATGAAACCAAAGACAAAAAGCCCGCAGCCGGCAGGAAGCCGCGCGGCGGAAAAAGGAAATAAAAAGCCATGATGCTCTCAACCATCGCCAAACTCAAAGCTCACCTCGGCATCCCGGCCGCGGACACTTCCAAAGATGCCAAGCTGACGACCATCCTCTCGGGCGCGAGCACTTACATCGAAGGCCAGACCGCTCGCAAGTTCGCAGCCCAGGTCCATCGCTTGAAACTCTCCGGCGACGGATCTGACGAATTGGTCCTTCCGCAATACCCGATCGTCAACGCCGGCACGGATGCAGATCCGGATCCGGCCATCACCACGCTCAAGCTCGACGGCGTCGACATCTTAGCCGAAATCGCTGCCGGCACGATCGAAGTCGACCTGGAAGCGGGGATCCTCTACCGGGAGAATGACTGGCGGGAAGACAAACGCAACATCGAGATCGTTTATAGCGCAGGATTCAGCCTTCCAAGCGACGAATCCGGCGAGTCCGGGGTTTCGGCCGGCAACGTGCCGGAAGACCTGGAAATGGCCGTTTTAAGGCTTGCAGCGCGAATCTACGAGCGCAGCACGGCCGAGGGCGTCCAGTCCGTCTCTGCCGGCTCCTTCTCGACCACTTACAAGGACGCCGTCGACGAAGACATCAAGCAAACCATCGCGAGGCATTCCCGCCTCCGCGTCGGATAAAAACCATGCTCAACACAAACACCCTCTCAATCTATCGCCTCACGCAGCCGGATCCGGACGAATCCGGGTCCTTTGAGTATATGCGGGCCTTCGAAGACACCGGCCGCATCATTACCGGCTTCATGGAATCCGCGCCGCCGGAAGTCGCGGCCATCGTCGACGGGCAATTCGGCAAGACCTTCCGCTTCTACTCCGACGATCTGGAAGTCGACCTCGCGATCGGAGACAGGCTCGTCGCCGGCTCGAACATTTACGACGTGAAAGGAGTTCAGCGATCAGTCAACGCTCCCGGCCGGAAGGTCGAGATCGTCCTGGTCCAGCCGATTCAACCTTAATTCGAAAATTATATGGAGTTTAAGATGCAGCTCGAAGGCAAGCTCCTCGAGAAAATCAAAGTCGCAGACAAGCGATCGAAACAGGTTTTCCAGGATGCCATGAGCGACGCCTCAACGGTCGTCATGGAAGCCTCGATCCGGGAAGCGCCCGGATCTACCGGCAAGCTCCGGCAATCGATCCGCCGGGACCTCTCGGAATCTGGCCTTCGCGCTGAAATCTACCCGAGCGTAAAGTACGGAGAATATCTCCACGGACCATTTGACGAAAGTCAGAAGCGGTCCGCTCCTCACCTGATTCCGGCGCGGGAAGCTCAAGAAGGCGGCACACTCTACCGATGGGCCAAAAAAAAGGGAGCCAATCCCTGGGCAGTCCGGGCCATCATCGCCAAGCGCGGCAGCAAGTTCAATCCCTATTTGAAAACCGCAGCGGAGAAAAGTGAGCCGACAGTCAAAACGATTTTCGAAAGGTCGATCGAAAAAGTGGCTCAATTTTTAGGAGACTAATATGTACCAAACCATCAGATCCAAAATCATCGAAGTCATCAACAACAACGCGGACAAAATCGCCGCTGCCTACCGCACGGACCGCAGCGACATCTCCGCATTCCCGGCCGCGCTGATCATCCCCGGAGCGCTCGAGGCCAGTTATCACCAGACCTCGCCAGGCTCCAACAAAGAGATCTATGACTTCACGATCCGCGTGATCTATCCGTTCACGGAAGGCCAGGACACCGCCGACATCGCGCTCGAACAGGCGATCGACGAGCTGCTCACGATCTTCCGGGACCGCAAGATCCTCGGAAACGCCGCCGATTGGGTCGTCCCGGTCAGCGTCAATCCCTGGGGCTACATGGACCGCGCCGGCGGCACGGCCCGGGTCGCAGAACTCCGGATCCAGGCGGTAAGGCACATTGATCCGAGTAATCCATGACATCAAAAAATAAAAAACCTGGCGGCGCAAAGCCTCGCGTGAAAGTCGAAACCCGCGAGCAAAGCAGCGGAGACGTCGTCATGGAAGTATCATTCCACTTTCCGCGCAGGGGCGTCTCAATCAAAGCGAGATCCCTGGCCGAAGCAACCGCAAAGCTCGGCAAAAAATAACTTTATCAATCAATTAAAATCATAAAAAAAATATATGCTACAACGAGGAGAAGAAGTCATCATCGGCCTGGGCGTGGAAGAAACCCGCGGCACGGCCGTCGCTCCCCAGGTTTTCATCCCGGGGCGCACTCCGACCGGCATCGCTCCGGTCGTGGAAAAAGTCGCGATGAAGGAAACCCGCGGCTCAAAGATCGCATCACACGCCATCGAGATCACGCAGAAACGGGCCGAAGGAGATCTCGAGTTTAACGTCCGATCCAATTCCATCGGCTACATCCTGAAATCATTATTCGGCAGCCTGGAATCCGCGCCCGTCGGCGGCCAGTCCGGAGTCTACACACACACGATCAACGTGCTCGAGTCGAATCCGGAGCATCCGTCCCTGACCCTGGCGCTCTCGCAGCCACAGGTCCAGGATTACAAGTATAAGCTGGCCGTGGTCTCGGCTCTGTCTCTGGACATTACGCCGGATGACTTAATCGTCGGGACCGCCTCCTTCATTGCCTCCAATGAAGAAGAAGCGACTCCGGACTACGAGCCGGCCTTCTCCGATGATGACGTATTATTCCGCCATCAGGACATCGCCATCAAGCTCGCCGATACGGAAGCCGGCCTCGGCGCGGCAACCGCGCTCAAGGTCAAGAACTTCAAGCTCGATCTGCCAAACGGCGCCCGCGTCGACCAGAACGTCTCCGAGCTCAACCCGGGGAATATCCTGGCCTCAACCTTCGAGATGAAGGGATCCTTCGAGCTCGACCTGGAAAGCACGGACCTCCATGACGCATACTTCGGCGGCGATTATCAGGCATTACAGATCACGATCGAGCGAACAGACGTAACCATCGGCTCGACTGCTCATCCGAAACTGGTCATCACCTTCCCGAAGATCTCGATCGATAAGTGGACTCCGAATCGTCCGATCGACGACGTGGTCCGCGAGCAGATCGACTTCGTGATTCACTACGACGAATCGAGCTCAAAGGCCGTCCATGCAGAGCTGACCAATACGGTCGCAGCCTACACGGAATCAGAAAGCTAATATCAATCAATCGATGGCCGCCGGCTGAAAGGTCAGGCGGCCATCATAAAAGGGAGAATGGTTTATGGATAACGAAAGAGAGACTCGAGCCATCACTACGCCGAGCGGCGTGGCCGTGGTCATCAATTCCTACATGACCGGCGGCGAGCAGATGGATCTCGAGGCAGTCGCGATCGAAGCCGGCATCGACAATGTTGACGGCCGCTCCGGAAGTGTCAAAATGAACGCGGAATCCGCCTATCGCAAGCGTCTCCGCAAACTGGTCGACATCATGGTCATCTCCGTCGCCGGCGAAAGCGACAAGGAGAAGATCTGGACCGCTTTGAAAAATCTCAAATCTATCGATTATAATTTCGTCATGAAAGAAGTCGAGACGGCCGCTGCCGGCTTGACTCCCGCTGAAATAAAAAAATAGCAGCGAGCTATCGACGGCTGCTCGAAGGCAACCGCGCAGCGCTCGATCCGAGGCAAAAGATCTTCGAAGTCGCGCGATACCTCGGCATCAGTTATCGAGAGCTCATGGATTCTCCGAAATGGTTTTACCAGATCGCGGAGATCCGGATGACAGAAGATGCGGAATACCAGGATTTCATGAGGAAGAAAAATAAAGTCAAATAATTTTATGGCAGAAGCACGCTTACAGCTTTTAATGGATCTCGAAGACCGGGTCTCCGGGCAGCTCAAAGGCATCCGGACCGGCCTGGAAGGGTTCAGGGAGAAGGTCGAGGATATGAAACCGGCCTTCCAGAAAATGGCCGCCATCGGCACGGCCGGCTTTGCTGCGATCACCGGCGAGATCGGCTTCGCGCTCAAAGCCTTCGCCGAATCCCAGGCACAGCTCGCTCGAGTCGATCAGATCTTGAATAACCTGTTCGAACAGGACAAGATCAAAGGCTTCGGAGATTCCTATGAGGAAGCGCAGAAAAAGGTCCGCGACTTTGGCGCATCTCTGCAAGCCCTGGGCGGCATCGGAGACGAAACCGCAGCCGAGGGACTGGCAAAGCTCGCACAGATAACCGGCGACTATACCAAAGCCGCCAAAGCTGCGACTCTGGCCGCTGACGTGGCAACGTATAAGCAGATCGATTACGGCACGGCAGTCGACATCGTCGGAAAAGTTTTAAACGGCAACGTCGCCATACTGAAAAAGTACGGCATCGAGGTCGATGAAAACATGAGCAAGGAAGAAGCGATGGCAGCGCTGACGGAAAAAGTCGGAGGCCAATATCAAGCCTTCGGCAAAACGATCGAGGGCCAGACTGCCATTTTGAAACAATCCTTCGGCGATATACAGGAAAACATCGGCGCCGCATTTCTCCCGATCTTGCAGCAAGTCCTCGACAAAATCAAGCCAGTCATCGACAAGATCGTCGCCTGGACCGCAGCGCATCCCGAACTGGTCAAAAACATCATGCTCGCGGGGCTTGCCCTGTCCGGGCTGATTGCCGTTTTAGGCACGCTCGGCCTGGTCCTTCCGGCCGTGATCACCGGGATCGAGATGATGACTGGACCGCTCGGCCTGGTTATGATCGCGATCGGCCTTCTGACCGGCTACATCATGACCCATCAGGAGCAAGTCAAAAAATGGGCGCAAGCGCTGATCGATTTTAAAAATCAGGCGCTCGCCTGGTTTTTGGAAAAATGGCAGGAGATCTCTGACTACTTCACGAATACTCTCTGGCCCGCCATTCAGCTCATCTGGCAAGTCATCGCGCAGACTCTCGGGCCTTCGCTCGAGCGGCTCTGGACGACCATCTCGACCAAACTCTGGCCGGCATTGCAGCAGCTCTGGCAGCAAGTCGGCCCGATCCTCACGCCGGCGCTCAAGATCTTCGCCGAAATTGTCGGCGTGGTACTGCTCGGCGCCTTCCTGGTCATAACCAAAGCCATCACGGAGACAGTCAACGTCCTGGTCCAAGTCTTAACCTGGCTCATTCAGATCGGGACCTGGATCTCGGAGCAGGGCATGAAATTATTCACCGGCATCGCGAGCGCCATCCTTTCCGTCGTCGACGCCTTCAAACAGCTCTACGAATGGGCGGAGAAAGCCTGGCAGAAGGTTCAGCAGTTCGGCGGTAAAGTCGGCGGCGGAGTCTCGGGCGTAACCGGCAAGATTGGCGACTTCTTAGGCTTTGACACCGGCGGCGTGGTTCCCGGGCCGATCGGCTCGCCGCAGCTCGCGGTCGTCCACGGCGGCGAGACCATTCTGCCGACGCACAAAGGCGGCTTCGCTTTAGCCGGCGCAGCGGCCGGCATGGGTCCGACATTCAACATCTCCATCTCCGGGAATACCTTGCTCGACCGGGACTCTGCCCGAATCATCGGCGAGGAGTTCGTCCGCTATTTGAAAGATAACGCCAGACTCTAATGATCACGATTCTCATCAAAAAAAAAGGGGAGTCTGACTTCACCGATCGCAGCGATCAGATCCGGGCTCTCTCCATCAATCAAGGCACGACGAAAGAAGCCTCGACCGCCAGGATCTCCGTCGACTACTACGCCGGCAAGTACAAGCCGGAAGGGGAAGATGAGGTCAACATTTACGACGGCGAGACGCAGATCTTCGGCGGCTTCATTGTCCGCGCCATTCAGCGCATCGATCAGGGTCCGGTCGTCTCTTACGACTGCGATCTGAAAAATCGGGTCTACCGGCTTGATTATAAGCTCGTCAATACCACTTACGAAAGCCAGTCCGCGCACGACATCATCGAAGACATCGTCGCCAATTTCTCCGGCCCGGGCATTACCACGGACAACGTCCAGGATCCCGGCGGGACCATCACCTTCATCTCCTTCAACAATATCCCGCCGAGCGAAGCCATCCAAAAGCTCGCGGACGTGCTCGGGAAGGAATGGTATATCGACCCGGCCGGCGACATCCACTTCTTCTCCAAGTTCGGCGAAGCTGCTCCCTTCTCCATCATTGAGCAGACCGGCTCGAACACGGAAGGGAATCACATCTTCGGCACGCTCGAGATTACGGACGACTTCACGCAGATCCGCAACTCGATCCAGATTGAGGGCGGCAAGGAAATCTCCTCGCTGCCGACGACGGAAAAATACATCGGCGACGGCCAGACTTACACCTTCCCGCTCGGGCATGAGTTCGCGTCCGGGCTTACCGTCTCCGTGGGCGGGGTTTCCAAAACCGTCGGCGCGGCAAACCTCAACACATTCGACCAGGGTTATGACGTGCTTTATGATCCGAACACTTTGAGCATTCAATTCCCCTCCTCCTCTCCGCCGGCCAACGCCGCGGCGATTCTTGTTTCCGGGAATTACTACTACCCGATCACGGTCCGCTTCCGCGAGCTCGGATCCGTCGCCAAGTACGGCGAGCGCCAGTTCGTCATCCAGGACCGCGACATCTCCTCGAGGGCCGACGCAGTCAAACGCGCCGGCGCGGAGATCACCGCTTACTCGCAGATGGCCTCCGAAGGATCCTTCCAGACTTACAATTCCGGCCTGGCTGCCGGCCAGAAGATCACCATCAGCTCGCCGATCCGCGGCATCTCCTCCAAGCAGTTCGTCATCCAGAGGCTCTCCGGCCGCATGATCACGCCTTCAAAGTTTCTCTGGAAGGCGACGATCGTTTCGGTCAAGACGTACGAGCTGATCGATCTGCTCGCTGATATTATCAAGAGCCGGCGCATCGAGGTCGACAAGGACGCGGTCATCCAGACGGCCGATCGCGTGCAGCGGACCATCCAAATCAGCCGCACGATCACCGTCAGAGAGCCGGTCGCCGTCAGCCGGACCGTGGAAGTCTCCCGGGACGTCCGGTCCTACCTAAACAGCCCGCCGACATGGGTCGCCGGACCGTTCGTGCCGCCGAATATCGACGATCGGAGGCGCGTGGCATTTACGGACCGCCGCTGCATCCTGGCTTCGTAAAAAAAATAATGCTATAATTGAAATAACTTAATATCGAGATTAAGGTCTCACGAAACGAAAGGCTCACGGGCTTTCCGATCGTGAGACTTTTTTGATAAAAAAATATGCAAAACCCAATCGAACAAATTATTCAGGAAGTCAAGCCGATTAAGCGCATCGGATGGGCCTCCTGGATCGATCAGAAAAAACTCGAAACGCTGCGGGCCGACTGGCGCGAGCTGTTCGACCTGGCCCGCTACTCGCTGCGCCGGCGCTTTGAGATCTTAGAGGATCTCGGCGTCTTAGAGCGGCAGCAAATTTTTGAAAACATCACTCCGACGGTCGGCTTCGAGGCGCTGGCCAAAGCCATGACCGGCAACATCGCGAGCGTCGATGAAGTCGGCGTCAATTACCACGCGCTCGGATCCGGGACGAATGCGCCGGCTGATTCGGACACGCAGCTCCAAACGGAAACGGTCCGGGCCATCCTCTCATCCCGTTCGTACGAAGATAATAAGGCGTACTATACCGCCTTCTATGGCCTGGCTGAAGCCATCGGCACGCATCACGAAATGGGGTTATTCATCAATGCCGGTCCGACAGTAAATTCCGGGGTTCTTTGGGACCGGACTCTGCTCGACATTACAAAGACCGGCGTCCAGTCGTTGACGCTCGATTACGAAGACACCTTCGCCAACGGTTAAACGATAACCATTAACTCCCTTTATTTTTATGCACAACTGGATCCCGGGCGAGGAGATCACTTCCGCCAAACTCAACGAGCTCAATCCCGCCGCAGACTCCCGCCTCAACAAAGCGGAGCATAACATCCTTGAGCTGCTCTTAGAGAATTATTATTCCGGCAAGAACACACCATTCTCCGGACTGCTTTTCGACGGCTTCTCTGACCTGTCAAAAGCCAACATAGGGACCGGCAGCGGCACGAACGCAACCGGGACCGCGGGCCAGTCGCAGCTTACCCTCAACTCCAACGCCGAGCTCGCGTATTTCGCAGCCGGCGATCTGATTCACATTTTCGATAACACGAACAACGAGCTCAATATCATCACCGGCAAGGCGAGCAACGTCGTCGAAGCAAACCTGGCCTCCTTCACCTTTTCCACGGTCAAACCGGCCTTCTGGTCAGATCAGGGCCTCGTCAATGGCAACACGCAGCGGCGCCTCCGGAGCTCCTGGGCCGATAACACGCAGGGGCCGAGCAATGCCACGCTCTCCAAAGCAACGAGCGGCTTAACGATCGGCCAGGCTCACACCCTGACCCTCTCCGTCGCATGGAGCGGCGCGGCCAGTTTCGGCAATGACTTCACCATCGAGATTAAAATCGGCGGAGTCCAGGTCGCCACTCACACGACGCCAGGTCAGGGCGGCAGTCATAACTTCAACACCACTTTCACGCCGACGACCTCGAATCCGACAATTCAGATCACGGTCTACGACAATTTCAACGCCAACAATAATCCCTCCTGGATCTGGACCTTTGACTTTAGCAATTTTCAGCTCACCCTCGGCAATACTCTCTTTTTACAGAATGCCCTGGCGTCGAACATTTCCGCCGGCACGGTCAAGAAGGTCTCGGCAACGATCGACGCTTCCAACAAGCGGCTCGGCATGACCGGCACGCAAAAGCGCTCCATTTACCAATCGATTCGGACCGTGTTCAATCAATCGATGGCCACGGCCCGGGCCTGGCTGATGAGGTTGCCGACGGTTAAGTACAATCTCAATGCTGCGGCCAACGCCGGCAGCACTAGCGTCCAGATTAACGGCGACGTTACCGGCAAATTCAACAGCGGAGACACCATCGACATCTCCACAGGCAGCAACTCCGCCCGCGAGCGCCGGACCTTGAGCCAGGCCGCGAGCTTTGGCGGCGGCGTAACGACTCTGACTTTCACCGGCGCCCTGGCCAATTCCTACACGACCGCCGGCTACGTCGAGCGCGTGGATGTAAAACCAAAGCTCTCCATCGTGGCAGCCGGCGGCACGCTTGCCTTTGCGGACCTGACTTTCGTCGGATCTAACCTGGTTACGCTCTACGAAGACACGCCCTTCAAACAGGAAAACGACACCACGGGCCAGAACATCCAGGGCGGCACATCCGGCTCTGGCGAAACCGATCAGCAAAAAGGGCAGATCGTCAACTTGCAGCATAACGGATTTAAGCTCAAATCCATCACACTCAAAAACATCAAGAAAGTCTTAAATCCGGCCGACAGCCTGGTCGTCGACGTCTACTCCGGGACCTCGCTCGGCGCCGGCAGCCTGATCGGGACGAGCGATCCGGTCGCGGGAGCGGGACTGCTCACTTCCGAGCAGGACGTGGTCTTCGCCTTCCCTAACGAATTGACCCTGGCGAACGGCTGGAACTTCATCGTCCGCAGGACAGGCAACCGCGACGCAACAAATTACTACACGATCAAATCTTCCGGCACGGCCGTCGACTTCTTCCCGTACGGCTCGGCCTACACGAAATCGAATAACTCCTGGGACCAGATCAACGCGAACACGGATCTCGCCTTCTCCTTCTCCATTTACGGGCCGGTCATCTACACGGAAGACGAATACAGCTATCAGCCAGGCACGCCGAACGTCGACGTCGCTGCCCTGATCGAGCTCACCAGAAAAGACACTTCGCTCGCGCCTTACGCCAAACGCCTCGGCGTCTCATTGAACACTTAATCAAATTGCCATGCCAGACAAAATCTTCCATCGCTCCGGAGCGATCGAACAGGTCGAGACGGATGGAGAAAAATCTTTACGAAGAAAATTAAAAAATAAAAAGAGAGCGGCTGACCTGACCGATGACGAAGTCAGGGAGATCGTCTTCGAGCTGGCTAAACAGGCCAAGCTCAAACTATAAAAATAGGAGACAAAAAATTATGCCAGAAGGGAAAGAAAACGAGCTACTTAATTTCTTCCTCGAGTTTCGGGAGTTTAAAGGAACGATCGAGACAAAGCTCGATCGGGCTATTGCCGACATTAAGGATCTAAAAGACGGGACGAGTCAGACGATCGCTGACCATGAAAAGCGAATCGACAAACTGGAAAAAGGCCGGGCAAATCTCCGCCTGGAAGTCGGTCTCTACATTGCGCTAAATTTGTTCGTTATTGGCCTGATGATTTATCACATCATGGGGAAATAAAAAAATGCCAAATCCTACCGGAGCACACAAATCAAAGGACGATCCGCGCGATCTCATCTTCGCTTCGGTCGCAGCCAAAGCGTCAGATCTGCCGCGGAAGTTTTCCCGCCGCGGCGAGCAGTCGCCGGTCTTTGTTCAGAAGTTCGGAATGTGCGTCGGCGCTACGGGTAAAGCCTTCCTGGAATGGCTCGCCAACAAACAAGGCACGCCGATCGGACTCTCCGGCCGGCTGCTTTACGCGTTCGCTAAACAGTACGACGGCATCCCCGGGCAAGAAGGGACCATGCCGCGGACCATGCTGAAAGTCATGGCCGGCCTCGGCACGCGGCCGGAGAGCGAGTTTCCGACTTATCCATCCCCGGACGATCATGCCTCCTTCATCAAGGTCCCGGACGATTCGAAATTGCTCGAAAGCGCGATCGAGTTCGCGATCATGGCCGGATATGCCCGCTGCACTACGATCGAAGACATCAAACAGGCGATCTATCAGTTCGGCCCGGTCTTGCTCACGGTCAACGTGTTCGACACCTTCGACGCGGCCGGCAGCGACGGATGGATCGGCCCGAAAATCAGCTCCGCCTCTTACCGCGGCAGCCATGAGGTACTCTGCATCGGATGGGACGACGACAAGAACAACATCGGCGCTCTGGAAATAAAAAACTCCTGGGGCGAAGCCTGGGGCGATCACGGCTTCGGCTTCGTTTCGTACAACTACGAGCGGCCGAGTAATAATCCCTTCATTGAAGCCTGGTCCATCTTAGACACCGTCAACGCGGCCGCCACAAAAGGAGCGCCCGTGGCTCTGGCTTATCCGGTGGACGCGCCATTCATTACGCAGGGCTTCGGCGAGAATCCCTCGATTTATCAGAAATACGGCATGAACGGACACAACGGAATCGACTTCCGGGCAAAGAAGGCCGCGCCGATCTACGCGTGCGACGCCGGCTCCGTGGTCTTTACCGGAGCAAAAGGCGACTACGGCAACGCGGTCGTCATCTCGCACGCCTGGGGTACGAGCATCTGCGGCCATCTCTCCTCCTTTGCGGTCTCGGACGCCGGCGGTCCGGAAGGATCTCCGCAGCCGGTCGCAAAGGGTCAGCTCATCGGTTACTCCGGATATACCGGCCACGTCATTCCGGCCGGACCGGACGGCGAGCATCTTCACTTCGGCATCAGAATTAATGGAGTTAAAAACCCGGGCTTCTTCGACTACGTCGACCCGAGTCCATACTTCCAAAAAAAAGGATCTCAAATGTACCAGACCATTATCATCGACAAGAAGGCCGGCGTCGCAGACGTCTCCGGCCGCTTCTTCTCCGGCGGCTTCGCTGATTCCCCGGAGCAGTACCAAAAGATCGGCCAGGAGTACGGCGTGAAAACGTGCGAGCCGGACGGCATGGGCGGATGGAAGTTTTATCCCTTCGCCTTAGTCGTCAGCCGCGGGACCGCAGCGCTGCCGGTCGACATCAGAGTCGACCACGCCTCGCTCGCGGAGACAGCTTTCCCGGAACTAGCCGGCAAGATCAGCCTCATTGAAAAATCCGAATCCTAAAGGTCGGATCTAAAAAATAAAATCAAGAAAGGAAAATCTTTTATGGAATTTTTAGCAAACATTGATCCGGTGGCCGTGGCCATGCTGACGTTTGCCGTGATCGGTTTTGTAAAATTTGCCATGAGCCTCGTCGAGCGCGAATGGAAGAACGCGGTCAAGATCCTGGTCGCCGGCATTGCCGGCGCGATCCTGGCGCCGTACGCCGGGAATGTGTCCTGGTTTATCGGGATGCTGATCGGCCTGAATGCTTCCGGCGTGATCACCGCCGCCTCGTATCTTGGCACGAAGTAAATTTGATCATTCAATCAGTTAGCCGGCACGGAGGGAAAGGAGGGGATCGGCGAAGCTGATCAAGCGAGGATCTTATAAAAGTCTTACGCATTATCCTCCTCCTCTCCCTCTGTCTGATCTTTTTATTCTTCACCGCCCGGACCGCAGCCGACTCCCGGCTGCCGGCAGCCGAGGAGGAGATCAAAATCGAAAGCCATGAAAACGCCTCTGACAACCAAACAGCTCATCAGGATCCTCAAGGATCTGAAACACAGCTCGCCGCCGCTGCCGTCGCCGGCGGAGTTCAAAAGAATCAGAGCGCGCATTCTGCGACGGATCTCAAAACTCATTCACAAATCGACCCGGAAAAACTCCGGATCTATCTGCAAGGGCTCAAAGGGCCAGGCATCACCGGCTCTCCGCTCGCGCCATACGCCGAGCAGATCGCGGCCTCGGATTACGCGGGGCTGATCATTGGGATCTGCGCGATCGAACAATACAACTGCACGAAGGCTCCGAATTGGAATTATTGGGGCTTTAGGGCTGCCGGCGGCGGATGGATGGCCTTTGCCTCGGCTGAACAAGCTATTGCCGCAGCGGAAGCCAAATTTGAAGGCTACGCGGCCAGATGGGGATCAACTCTGGAAGCCTGGCGCGGACGCTATTGCGTGAACGCCGACTATCCCGGCCGGATCTGTCCGGGATGGGAAGCCAAAGTCAAAACAATCAAAGCAGAAGTCGAGAATCTATGACTCGCCAAAACCAAAACTCAACCGCCTGAAAAAAGATCTCCTCCGGACCTTCGTGTCCGGTGGAGATTTTTGTTCGGGATCTTGTCCGAGGTGGAGGTTATTATGAGCTGGCAAGCCACGCGATTCGATCACGATCAAGAGGGGATGCGCCGGCGGGAGAAGAAGAACTCCCCTCGGCAACTGACCCGGCATCACCTCACGCCGAAAATTCGATTCCGACGCCAGGGCCTTCCGGTCAACAGTTCGGAGAGCAACATCCTCCGGATCTACCGGGACCGTCATGACGTCTGGCATAAACTTTTCGGCGAGCGCACTATCGAGGAAGTCGTCGCACTTCTCGAGCGGGTCATCTCAATCAAGGGGAGGAAATCACATGAGACTCGTTTCCGATTCGCCGTCGCAGATCTCCATTAAGTCTCCGGGCCATTGCGAGGTCTGCCATATCACGGTCGCGCCGTTCGATCCGGATCGCCGCAACCTGGAAGATGGCAAGGTCGCTCATTCGAGCTGCCTGGTCAAACGCCTGGGCGCTGCGGGCGCCACGAAAGGAAAGGTCTTCATCAACTAAGGCAAGGAGGGGGAGCAGCCGACGCGCTGCTCTCCCTAAACTTCGGCTCATCGGCTGCCTCTGGCGAGGTTGAGTCAGTTCACTCCCGGGCTCGATGCGGGTTCGATTCCCGTGCAGCCGGCCGAAATAAAAAACAAACAAAAAAAATGGAAAAGAGCTTCCGAAATTTAGCCATTTATCGGAAGCTTTTTTCTTATTATTTTTTATATCAAAAAATATATATCTTAGGCTATGCTTACCCCCTATCCCCTACCGCGGGGGATGTCGGTTTTATTGGCTTTTCTGTATCCTTACCCCCTACGGATAGGGGAGGGGAGTGCGATTTATTGGAGTTTTTGGATGGCGATAATTTGCACAATCCCCCGGGCAGGTGTAGAATAAGCTCATGAATTAGCATTAATTATTAAAAAATGGCTGACACATTTTTTATCCTTTTTATGGTCTCAATACTTGGGATCATAATCGGGATTGCTAAACCGCATCTTTTTGATCGCTGGTTTAAAGGAAATGCAACGCGCGGCAAAGTTGCGGGAGCTTTTGGCGCGCTGACGTTTGTCTTTTTTGTTTTGTTCGGACTCACTTCCGGATCCAGGCCGGCTCAACCGGCGAAGACCGTCGCTGAAAACCAGACGAAGCAAGAAGACACGAAGCCGGCAGCGGAGCAAAAGGCGCCGGCAGCAGAAGATGACCAGGTCCAGATCGGCGACGATGCTTTTCTGCGACTGCCAGGCATAAGCGATCCGGAGCAAGTTATCTGTCTCGGATCTACGAAAGAGGAGTTCGAACAGGTATCGAAGGCGCTGCTTGCCAAAGATACCCTCGGACTTTTTGATCTCCCCGGAGCGTTTTGCGTGAGCAACGGCAGCCGGGTCAAGGTGATCGATAGCGCCTTCGGAGTCAGGCGCGTCCGAATCACCGCGGGAGTCAGGAACGTCGATAACGATAAAATCGGAACGAGCGGATGGACCGCGAAGGAGTGGGTCGTAAAACAATAACACAAAAACCAAAAGACTTATCAATTAATCGTTGACCCTTCGGGGTTCGTCCGCCATCCGGCGGATGACGCTAACAGCGGTTTTTGTGCTATACTAAGGACGTAAAGCCTTCGCTGCTTTATAAGTCCGATCGGACTTCTACGCCCTTCGCCAATCGGCCGAAAGGCCGAAAATTGAAGGAACGCACAAAATTCCCCGTTGATTAGCGTCGCGGGGATTTTGTGTTATGACACTTTTCGAAACCATTAAGGAGTTTTCCAGTTGGAGGATGTTCAATTCGAAGCTGACCACGATCAAAGGTTACGAGATAGATCTGCGGATGCTCTGCCTCTACCTCCATAATCCCGAGATCGAGGCGGTCAGTCTCGAGGATATATTAAATCACTTGAAGGAGATGAGGGCGTTCGGATGGGATGAAAATACCTTCGTCCGCAAATGCGCGGCTTTTCGGATCTTCTTTTCGTATTGCCGGCGTCGCGGCTATGTGGTCATGGATCCGGAGCTGATCCCGCGCCCGAGAAAACAGTATCAGCTCCCCAGGGTGGCCGACGAAGAAAATTATCAGAAGCTCGTCTCGGCCATCCCGCGTGATGACAATTCGCGCAACGTCCGCAACCTGGCGATCGTCAATATGCTTTGGGACACCGGCGCGCGTAACGGAGAGATCTGCTCGCTGAACGTCTCGGATCTGGACCTCCATGAGATGAAGGCCGTGATCCGAACGGAGAAGGCGAAATGGCGCCGGCCGTTTCGGGAGATCTTTTGGACGCCGCCAACAAACGAAAATCTCAAGCGCTGGCTGTGGGTCCGGGAAAGGTTGCAGACCAGGCCGAAGCAAAAAGTCGTTCCAAAAGAGAAAGACGTTTTATTCTTTTCTTTGGGCGCGGGACGAAGTGGCCTCCGGATCAACGTGAAAGGGATCGGGGAGATGCTGCGCCGGGCGAGCAATACCGCCGGCATTCCGATCCTGAATGCTCATAGCTTCCGGCATCACATGGGCCACGACATTATCAAGAAGGGCGGGACCAATTCAGACATCAGCAATATCCTCGGCCATTCCTCCCTCGAGAGTTCCTATATCTATACAATGATGACCAATAAAGAGCTCCATGAGAGATACAAAAATTTCAAAAAAATGGAAACATTTGACAAAGCTTAG